GTCACAACGTAATTGGATATGATCTACCTGTTCTTAAAAGACTCTTAGGATGGACTCCTGAGCCCTCTCAGCAGATATGGGATACTCTTATTATGTCTCAGTTATGTATGTTTCAACGAAGCCACAGGCATGGTCTTGCAGGTTGGGGTGAATACTTTGAGTACCCTAAGGGAGACTACAGTGACTGGACTAATTATAATCAAGAGATGCTAACTTATTGTAAGCAAGATGTAACCCTCAATACAAAAGTGTACGAAAGACTATCTAAAGAAGCTTCGTATCAGATCAGAGCTGACCCTTTGTTCAAGCAAGGGCTAGAGTTAGAGCATGACTTCGCAGCAATCAATGCTGAGATCACTAACAAAGGCTGGTTGTTCAATAGTAAAGGTGCAAAAGATCTTCAAGAAGAACTAAGATGGAAGATGCACTCTATAGAAGACGAGCTAGAGCCTAAGATTGGTAGTATTTGTGTGCGTAAAGGCACTAAAGAAGTCGATAAGGTAGTTAAAAAGAATGGTGGATACTACAAGAACGTAATTGACTGGTTTGAATTAGAACCTGATCTAAAAGCTTCCGAAGGTATTGTTGCTGGCCCTTACTCTAAAGTAGAAATCAAGCCTATACAGCTGGGTCAACTAGCATTAGTTAAAAAGTACCTATCAGATATAGGTTGGAAGCCTGATGACTGGACAGTTAAGAAGATCGGTAACAAATGGGTTAATCAATCACCAAAGCTAACAGACTCATCATTAGAACCTTTAGGTCTCGTGGGTAAGATGATTGGTGATTACTATATGCTGCGTCAAAGACTTGCTGTAGTTGAAGGTTGGTTGGATTTAGTTGAGCTATGGGGTGATGGCAGGTTACACGGTGATATGTTCTGTATTGGAACACCATCATTCCGTTGTAGGCATCGTGGCATAGTTAACATTCCCGGTGTTCATGCACCTTACGGTAAGCAACTAAGGTCTCTGCTAACGTGTGAGCGTGGTACAAGACTGGTAGGTGCTGACTCTGCAGGTAATCAGTTCAGGGGTCTAGCCCATTACATGAAAGATGATAAGTTCACAGCTTCAGTTGTAGTTGGACAGGAGTCAGATGGTACTGATGCACACTCACGTAATGCAGCTATACTCGGTATCTCACGTTCAGCAGCTAAGTCTTTCATCTATGCCTACCTCTTTGGAGCTGGTTTAGGTAAGCTTGGTGAAGTAATCACAGGTCTTAAGAGTCCTAAAGCTGGTAAGATTGCTGATGATAAGTTCAGTGCAGCCTTTCCACTACTTAAAGAACTAAAAGATGACCTGTTAAAAGAGTTTACTCACAATAAAATGAAGACTGGCATCGGTTTCATCAAAGGTGCAGATGGTCGTAGGATATTTGTAGGCTCTGAGCACCAGTTACTTAACTATTTACTACAAACATTAGAGGGAATCACCTGTAAAACAGCTCTTGTATACCAATACAAAGCAATAAAAGAGCTAGGTATAGAAAATACGTACCCTATTCTGTTCTATCATGATGAAACTGCATGGGTTACACCTACTAAACACGCTAAGACTGTACTTGATATCTCAATAGCTGGGTTCCGTGAAGGCCCCAAGTCTGTTGGAGTAGAATGTATGGACGGAGATGGTAAAATAGGTATCAATTATGCAGAAATACACTAACAAAGAGTAATAACTATGTTCAATAACAACGATAAAGTATTCGAGATGTTCAACAAGTCCTGTTTAGACTCCGAAATGGAGTATGATAAGGTATTCATTGACGCAGACTCTATCATCTACCGAATAGCAGTGACCACTGACAGTGTTACTCAAGCTAAATCAGCGTTCGATAAGGCCCTCGGAGGTATCATGAGAGATACCGGAGGGGTTAAAGGTTACGTAGCTGTTAAAGGCAAAGGTAACTTCAGGTATGATATCGCAGAAGACTACAAAGCCCAACGTGCATCCACTAAGGTTGATCCTAAGATCACTGAAAGACGTAATGCTATTACAGAGTACGCATGGGCTAATGATTGTTTCAAGTCTGATAACTGTGAAGCTGATGACATATGTTGTATCTGGGCACAAGAAGCTATGGATGCTGGTGATCACTACCTAATTGCACACATTGATAAAGACTTAAATGGTTGTCCCGGATGGCACTACAACTTCAACAAGAAGGAGTTCTACTTTATGGGAGAGGAGGAAGCACATAAGTTCTTCTGCTTACAACTATTAACTGGTGACTCTACAGACCACATCATGGGCCTTAAAGGTATTGGCCCTAAGAAAGCTGAGAAGCTCCTTGAAGGTGTGCCTCATGAGCAACTACTAGATACTGTACGTAATGCTTGGCGTGATCATCACCCTCGTGATTGGCACCCTAAACTAGAGACCTGCTTCAACCTTATATACATGAGGAGAAAGTGGGGTGACTTTAGACAACTAACCCTTGAGGAAATCTTTGATGAAAAGTAACATAGGGCACTGGACATATGATGGGGATGACTTCGATGTGAATAACTACTTCGGGTTCATCTACATCATAACCAACCAGCTGACAGGTAAGAAATACTTAGGTCGTAAGTTCTTCCATGTACACCAGAAACGCAAGAGGGTTCGTGAGAGCCCTTGGCGTACGTACATGGGCTCCTGTAAGCCTCTCTCAGCAGACATTAAGGAGTTCGGTAAGGCTAACTTCACCTTTGAGATCTTCCGCTTGTACACAACGAGAGGAGGTCTCAGCTACTTCGAGACATATCACCTTGCAATTAACGATGTGTTAACCCAAAGGAATGATGAAGGTGAACGTGCTTGGTATAACAACTGTATAGGTGCAGTAAAGTGGATAACTCCTTTTGAACAATCTGAAGCAACTCGTTACAAGATCTCTGAATCACTCAGGGATCGAACTATTTACTCCTTCCGACATAAGGATGGTCAGATTCATGTTGGGAGCAGAGAAGCTTTGCTGCTGCTTGATAAGAACATAAATCTAAGAGGTATATCTAAAGTAATAACAGGTGTACGTAAGACCCATATGGGTTGGTCATTATCTAATTAACAATAGAGAAAGTTATGAGTAAGAAAGAAAAAGAAGTTGAAGCTGTCGAGTACTTAGAGAAGAACAAACGTAAGCAAGAAAGAATAGCAACCAATACCATAGCCAGAGAGAAAAGATCTGACGCAAAGACTATAAAAGAGTCAAGGTGGAACTAAGATGTCAACAACAGAAACTTTTACTGGAGTACGATACCCCTGTAAACATTGTGGATCCTCAGATGGAGTGGGACTGTGGTCAAATGGTAGGGGTAAGTGTTTTGTGTGTGAGAAACCAGCGTTCCTAGACGAGTTCGACAGTTCAGTAAAATCAAAGTATAAGACAACAAAGCATGAGATTGATATGAGTACAGATACATTGCAGGACATAGCCCAGTACGATACAGCTGGTGTACGTGAGCGCCAGATTACAAAGACAGTATGTGACATGTACGGTATGAAAGTAGAACGTGGTAATGCATCAGAAATTACTGCACACTACTACCCATACACAGTTAAAGGTCAGGTAGTTGGTTACAAGAAACGTCTATTCCCTAAAGACTTTCGTGCAGTAGGTGATCTTAAAAGCCCCAAGCTAGAACTGTTCGGTCAATCCCTGTTCATGCAAGGCGGTATGAAGATCATCATAACTGAAGGTGAGTTAGATGCAATGGCTGTGCAGCAAGCTAACATGGACAAGTACAAGAAGTCTTACCCTGTGGTATCCCTACCCTCTTCATCTAACATGAAGATCCTAGTAGAAAACAGAGAGTACCTGCGTACGTTCAAAGAAGTTATACTGATGTTCGATCAAGATGAGGCGGGAGATAAAGCTGTTTCAGCTGCTGCTAAGATCATTGGTTGGGATATTGTAAAAGTAGCTAAGCTGTCTGAGAATGACCCTTGTGATATGTACCTAAAGAATCCCGATGAACTCCAACGTGCTGTCTTCAATGCACAAAAGTATGCACCTGCATCTATTGTACGTGGTGAATCTATCTGGGAAGCGTATCAAGAACGTAAGCAAACAAAGTCTATCCCGTACCCTAAGTGTCTAGAAGGTCTCAACGACAAGCTTGACGGTATGCGTAAGGGTGAGATTGTATTGTTCACTTCAGGTACTGGCTCAGGTAAATCAACAATGATCAAGGAGATTGTACTAGAACTACAAGCATCTACTGAGGATTCAATAGGAATGGTATCCCTTGAGGAGTCCATAGGTGACTCAGCAGAGAAGTTCATTACAATGTTTACACCAGAGAATCCAACAGAGGAGCAAGAGCGTAAAGCGTTTGAGCAAGTGTTTAGTAATGGCAGGCTAGTACTGTTAGATCACAACGGGGCAGTGTCAGATAACTCCCTTATAGATCAGATTGAAAACCTATGTCTTCTTGGGTGTCAATATATTATACTAGACCACATAACAATTGCAGTTAGTGAGGGTGCCGGTGGTAAGACAGGTAACGAGGCTATTGATGCCATCATGTCTGACCTACTTAAGATAGTTAAGAAACATAACGTGTGGCTCGGTTTGATCAGTCACCTACGAAAAGCCCAAGGAGGTAAGTCGTTTGAAGAAGGACACCTAAGCTCCATTGATGACATCAAGGGTTCAGGTTCTATAAAGCAAATCAGCTTTGACATCATAACATTCTCAAGAAACCTAGTAGCGGAAAGCGAAGATGAACGAAA